CTAGGGCCAGCCTCATAGACAGACTTCGACTTATAGTCGCTAGGGTGGCAACGGCGATCACCCGCGACCACAACGTCGCCGCAATTCACAACCACGCCCGAAACGTCACGCCACGCCCCAACACCCCTTACGTTGTCAGCTTGGAATACTCCCTTGCGGTGGCATATGTCTATCAGTTGCGCGCTCGCATAGCTGCAAATGTCACTGTCGCTTGTCTTACCGTCACTGCCATAGTGGCGTTCCCAGAACTGCCTAGGCGCTAGTCGGTAAAGGTTCTGAATACGGGCAAGCGATGATGCCCCCAACTCAACAATCTGCCCCGACGCCCTAGGAAAGAAGAAATACTGCCCGCGACTGTGACCCAACGGCCTTACAACGTCCATAGGCTCATCGGCCTCATCAGGCACGTCCTGCGCCCTATCATCCGCAACAGGTTCCCAGTCGTCAACATATTCACGTTCAACGACTGGGGCAGCGTTCAATCCATCCCTAACCGCATCAATACCGTCGCTGCAATGAATGTCGTTCCAATCCGTCCGCTTGTGTGTATCGTCCGCATCGACAACAGGCCAGACAACCTGCGCGCCACCAATCGCAACAGCCGCCGCGTTTGCCGCATCAATGCCGGGGTTAACAGACTTACCGCCTACAACAGTCCACTGGTCATTGTCCGCACAGATCACAATCCGCGCGTCTGGATATTTGCCGCGCATCGCAACAGCAACAGCCTTAAGATTGCCCGCGTTGAAAGCGACAATCACAGGCCAGCCCATTGCCTCACGAACAGATGCACCAGTCGCAAACCCCTCGACTATCGCAATCGTACCAAGATCATCGCCGCGCTTCGCAATCGAAAAATAACTGCCAGCAACGTCGCTGTCAGTCATAAACCGCTTAGTGCCGTCCGGTTGGATAAACTGCAAACCCACAACGTTGCCGTCGCGCATCAACGGCACCACCAGAGCATTACCAAACACCCTTGCACCATGCGCGCCGATGTTCTTGCGGTTTAAGTAAACCTCGGCACCAGTCGCCTTAGCCATGCCTGACAGCATCGCAGTGGCCTTAACAGCTGCCCTAGTGTGAGCGTCTACAGCAGCAGCCTCACGCGCGCGCTTAGCCTCTATAGCGCGCGCCTTATACATCGCCCGATCATCGGCACTAATGCCGCGCTTGGTCTTGCTATGCCAAGCGATAGTCTGGCCGTCTTTCCACGACTTAAACCAACCAACCGCAAACCCGTCGTGATGCACGGTTAGCTTGTATGCCCCGTTAGTCGTGCGCGCCTTGTCACCTTCTAAACGATACCTGTGAATGCGGTCATCTGCTACAACGTCACCCGACGCCATACCCAAACCCGCATCACGCATTGCCGCCCGAAACTCTGAAATCTGATCCTGCATTGCGCCTCCAAGCTACAAAACAGACACTACACCCAAACGCGGCAAATCGTCAAGAGCACATAACCGTTTTCGCAAAACATGCCCGAAACCCGCCGAAAACACCCCGGCGATAACCGAAAACACCTAACTTTACTGCAAAATCGCATGTTTTCAAAACGAAATTATCCAATGAAATCAACAAAACTGAAAAAACGGTTATTTTTTCTGCCTTTGTTTTCAACGACATAACCATAACCGTTTTAAAATATGTATATGGGCCCTTAGAACAGAGGGAATGAATAACATTGGTTTGTTATTCAATCCTTATGGCTCTATATAGACCTAATTTTTACGGTTTTTTAAGTTAGGCGGTTATTTTTAGAAAATTATGATTGGCCCTACTACTACTACTATTCTTAAAAAATAAATAAATACAAGGGCTTAAGGGCTGTAATCGTTGGTGAAAAAATATCACTTAGACCTAACCTGAGAACTAACCTGACCAAATAGTCAGGTTATATTGTTAACGTGTTAACCTTTAGGAAAAACCTCTTGACATCCTATAGATTGACGCCTAAAAATAAACCATTAATCAAACCATGAGGCTTCAAATGATCCTAGACCTACGCGACCACCTAATCGACGGCAAAGCCACAATCACGAGAGCACTTGCCAAAACAATCAACCCGCTTGCCATAGATCAATCAGTATCTATCGAATGGTTGATCGACGAAAACGGCAAAAAACTAAATCCAGTCCATCTGCAAAAATTCATCAAGTCGGCAACCAAAGGGAGATACGTATTTAAGTCAAGAACACGCATGGGAAACCTGCTAATTTGGCGCATTGCCGATTGCGATATCCTAGCCAAGCGCAAGTCAGGAGTAGCGCCTAACTGGCCAATGTCATCAATGAATGTCGGAGATGCCGTTACCATCTCACAAGGTCAATACGGTAAAGCAAACGCCGCAAATTATCCATACGTCTTTGGCGCGCAGACAGAAACTAAATTCTCAGTCAAAAAAATCAGTCACGACACTTACCGAGTGATCCGCATCGAGTAACCGCTTGACACCCCCCGCGCCGTCATGCTATACCTACATCAACCAAGGGGCACATCATGACGCGCGCAGAATTTATCAACACCAACCGCCAAAAAAGCACCGTCCTAGTGTATTCATTCGGTCGGCCAGCGTTCCGTATAACAGCAACCAGCAAACACATCATCTCGGATAACTGCGTGGTATTCGGGCGTAACCGCGTATCACTAGACGGATATACCGTGGCGATCAAACCATGAGCCTATTCGACTGGGTGTCATCCCCATACGTCAAATCAATGCCAGATAATTACCAAGACATTTATCGCCGCGCATTGCTCAATCAATGGGGCCTAGATTGTAAAGCCGTCCGCAAGAGTGGCAAAACACCCCCTTGGCAAAAAGAACCCGATGACCTACACAAAGACGAGTATCGCCTTATCGCCGCATGTGCCGATCATGGGGGTGTGTTATGGGCCGACAACAATACCGACCTATGCCTGACAACAACACGTGGCATCGGTCTACGCGCAATTGGCAATGCAAAGGCCGTAATTGCAAAGTGCCAAGATTTAGGATATATTACCTGCATGTTTAATGGCGAAAACTTTACAATCAACGCAACACCCCTCGGAATGAATATGCTAGAAGATTACGAGGATCAGAAAGAAGCGGGGATACTTTGATTGTAAACCTGAGAACAGGTGTTTGATGTCGCAGTTTCCAAACCCGTCTACGCAATTCAAACCCGGCCAATCTGGCAACCCCGGCGGCATCAACTCCGAAACGCATCGCTTAATCAAAGATAGCGCCGAAAAGGCAGCGCGATTGCAGAACCTGTTGATCGAGGGCGTGCTGGCAAAGATAGAGATGGTCCAGCCTGAAGCGCGGGAAGAATTGTTGCGCGCCGACATCAACAAGATCATTGGCGATGCGCTTGACCGTCACCTAGGCAAGGCCACACAACCGATCGACAACACGTCCAGCGATGGCACGATGACGCCTACAGTGATTAATCTTGTGCCTGTTGGGGTTAAGGCTGATCAATCAAATAAAGCATGCTCATAAAGCGCGTCAAAGTTTGATTGCAGTGTATCACACATCCATTCAGCGTTAAGAAAGCTATCAAATACGTAGGTCAGTCTGGTTTCTCCCATAAATTCAGCAACGTCCGCGTCCAGAGTTACCTTAAACAATAGGACGTCCTTGGAGTTGTAGACCAATGACATGGTAGCGACGCTCTGGAATGAGGTGTTCATTTCGTTGTTTCCTTTGTTTGAGTTGTATCTATGCATAAACACTACCCCGAGTCGCGCGACCTGTCAACAGAATAAATTTATGCCAGGTGCGATTATTTAGATTGCATGGCGCGATGGATGGTGTAGTCTGCATATATCGAAACGCAAACAAGGATGATGACGATGAATATCGTGAAGCTTGAGGGAAATCACCTAACCGCAACAAACAAGCGGCATATTGCCGAGATGTTGACTAAAGGCATCACAGAAGGAGGAACAAAAGCACTCCATTACGTATTCTCTGAGATTGACGGCTGTTTTGCCCGTCTATCAATCACTAAAAAAGAAACAAACGACTGGGGAAAAACCGTATACCGTAAAGGAAACTATCGGGTTTTGTTTAATAACCCAGTAGAGGTATAACCTAACCCACTTCGGGTGCAACTAACAGAACACTGATAAGGTGTTTGTATCTGGTGCTTCCATAACGGATATAAATACTATATCAGCTAGAAAGCCCTCTTGCTCTCCAAAGCAGGGGGCTTTTGCCTTTCCACCTCCAACATGCTATACCACCCGCATGGAAGTTAACGTGCAAATCCCGCAAGCCCTAGCGCCCGTATTCGCCCCGGCCATTGGTGCTGTGGCATATCGTGGCGCATATGGTGGCCGTGGTAGTGCCAAGACCCGCACCTTCGCCCGCATGGTGGCCGTACGAGCCCTAGTGTTTGAAACTATGGGACTACGTGGCGCAATCCTATGCGGTCGTGAATTCATGGGGTCACTAGCAGACAGTTCAATGGAGGAATTGAAATCAGTCATTCAGGAAGATGATTGGCTTGCCTCTCACTTCTCAATCGGCAAAGAGTACATCCGCACCAAGTCTGGTAATATATGGTTTCTATTTGTCGGCTTACGTCATAACCTCGACAGCCTTAAGTCAAAAGCCAAAGTCCTGCTAACATGGATTGATGAGGCGGAAAACGTATCAGAGCTGGCATGGCGCAAACTGATCGCTACAGTAATGCGCGAACCGAATTCCGAAATATGGCTAACGTGGAACCCGGAAAGCGAGGAAAGCGCAACCCATAAGCGTTTCCGCGTTTCATACGATCCAAAGCGCATGGTCATTGTCGAATGTAACTACTCCGACAATCCTTGGTTTCCGCAAGGCCTAGAAGATGAGCGCAAGGCCGATCTGGAGTTTCGCCCGGACACTTACGATCACATATGGGAAGGCCAGTTCCTAACGCTCACAGAGGCCCAAATCATGGCGGGCAAGTATGAGATTAAAGAGTTTGAAGTTGACGGACCCGGATGGCAAGGTCCATATCTAGGCGGTGACTTTGGATACTCGCAAGATCCTACTGCCGCAGTCCGGGCATGGGTCAAAGACAACTGCCTATATATTGACTATGAGGCGGGCGGAACTCGCATTGAGATTGACGATATTGTCAGTCGCGTATCGGCCAGTATTCCAGAATATGACAAGCATGTCAGTCGATGGGATAGCGCGCAACCTGGCATGATATCGCATATTCAGCGCAAGGGCTTTCACCGGGCTATCGGTTGCGTTAAGGGTAAGGGCAGCGTCGAGGACGGCATTCAGTTTATCCGATCATTCAAGCGCGTGTATATCCATCCCCGTTGCGTTCAAACGGCGAGGGAGTTTAGGCTTTATTCATGGGAAATTGACAAACTATCAGGCGCGATTAAACCTAAGCCCGTCGATGCAAACAACCATTATTGCATTTCGGAAGGTCAAAGGGTTTTAACTAAACGCGGACAAATACCGATTGAGAGCGTAGTAGTTGGCGATATGGCAATGACGCGCAAAGGATGGCGCAAGGTGCTTGCGGCGCATGTAACAGGACATAACAAGCCAGTCGTTAAAGTGTCCACAACTATTGGCGATTTGGTATGCACCCCAGATCACCCCGTCTTGCGAAATACATCCTTTACAAGAGCAGACACTCTGTGTTACGGTGATGAAGTAACAGGGAGTAAATCATGGCTGAAACAACAATCTGGAACGGAAAGAAATATAACCGTTGGCCGCAATCAAAACGCAGGTCAGATAGAGTTTATTTCCAGCGCAGTATCCAAGGCGGTGTCGAGTATCTACACCGAGCCGTTTGGGAAAGTGTTAACGGCACAATTCCAAAAGGTTTTGACATTCATCATGTCGATGAAAACACAAGCAACAACTCAATTGAAAACCTTGAGTGCCTTACTCGAAAAGAACATTTTTCGCGCCACCCAATGCAAGGCAAAAGATACGATAACCAAATTAAACACCTTGCATCAATCAACCATCTGGCAAAGGCTTGGCACTCAACTCCAGAAGGCATCGAAGTGCATAGGCGGGTCGGTGCAATGGCATATCAATCATTTGTGCCAGTTGAAAAAGAATGTAATAACTGCAAAAATAAATTCATGCCAAAAAAACTTGGCAACCTTGACTTGTTTTGCTCCAATGCGTGTAAGTCGGCAAGCCGTCGCGCATCCGGCATTGATAATGTTTGGATTGAATGCCCTGTTTGCGAAAATCCATTCGAAACTAACAAATACTCAAAAACAAAAACATGTAGTAGGGCATGTTCTAACCGTTACAGATCATGGGTATGCAAGTAAGGTTTATAACCTTTTGATAGACGGCGAGAATGAATTTATTGCAGAGGGCGTCATAGTTCATAACTGTGACGCGCTTAGGTATGCTCTAAACCCGATTATGAAGCATGTCGGGATCAACTGGGCGGCACTAGGATCGTGACACTATACGGGAGACGAAGCTACTTCTCCACCTCTTTCATCGCGACCCCATGAATGTGTGGGACGCCGTTGATTGTTTCGATGTCGAAGTAGTTTTTGAAATGCGGCTCGTGGAATGGAAAAATTGATCCATTGTGAAACCATCGGCGCGACACCACAGGCATCGCATCCAACTGTTTCTGCAACTCCTTAATCTGCGCCGTGATCTGTTCGCGTGTCTGTGTCACTGGTTCGTGATCCTCTATGATGCGATAGGCTATGACCCCTTTTACCATATTCCACCACTGAGATGCCTCACATTCCGGCCCTATAATTTCACCGTCTGCAAGTTTAAGTTCCAATAGCGTCTTATCCGACTTAATCGGACATTCGCCGCCGTTCCATTCGATCCAGTCTGTCATAATGCACTCCTATTCCTCTTAACTGATAGATCAAAACCGATGGCCTGTCTAGTCTCATATTGGATATTACTGCCGTCTGGTCCAAGCAATTGGCTATGTGTCGGCAAATCAGCGGAATGCACCGTGTCTGCAAAAATACCAAACTCATAACTCCAAGGATCAGTTATAGTAATTGCACCATAACCAATAGCTGTTCGTTTTATGATCATCACTAACTCCTATGCGTTTCACCCCAACACCTACCACGCCCCCGTTTTGCACGTCAAGCCCCTTTCGCATATAATCGCAACAAACAAAGGGCGCGCGCATGATCACTGACGGTTTCCAGAACGTATTGGCTGGCCTCTCCCCCGCTCGGGATAAGGCAATGAACGCCAGCTATGCAAAGTCACTATGGACCACTGCGCAGTTTGAAGCGGTGTATTCCGATAGTCCAGCCGCTAAAGCCGCCATTGATCAAATCCCAGACGATAGCTTTCGCAAGTGGCGCACATGGCAGGGCGAAGATCCGCAAGTCAACGCGCTGGAAAAACTAGAGAAGAAACTCAAGATCAAGCAAACCCTTAACTGGGTAGATAAGATGTCCCGGCTTTATGGCGAGTATTACGCCTATATCGACGTAGGCCAAGCCGCTGAATTGCCGCTAGACCCCGCAACCGTTGGCAAGGATGGATTGCGGTTTGTCATCCCGATGTCGCCTAGCCAGCTAACGGCGGGCGATTGGGAAACTGACCCGATTTCGCCTGAATACGGCAGGCCGAAATATTATACCGTATCAAGCAACAATCAGGGCATGGTGCAAATTCACCCTAGCCGGATTATTCGCATGTTCGGCACTGAAACACCATCGCAGGGGTTTGGATTTGAAAGCGGCGAGAGCGTGTTGCAATATCTTATGACTTCGGTCATGCAATACGATAGCGTTATGGCTAACGTGTCGTCATTGATCTATGAAGCCAAGGTTGATGTTATTCAATACCCCGGCTTGTCGCAGGTTTTGGACGGTGGCGAGCAGGAGGCCGCGTTCCTTAAGGCGCAAAACCTTGCAATGATGATGAAGGGCAATAACGGCGTGTTATTGCTCGAGGGCGCAACGTCAAAGGACGGTGTTGGCGCTGTTTACTCGCAAAAGCAAATGTCATTCGCCACGTTGCCGGATCTTATCGACCGTTTCCAAGCGCAACTCGCGGGCGCTGCTAATTCCAATCGGTCGCGCATGTTTGGCGTATCTTCGGGCGGGCTTGGCAGTAACGGCACGTTGGAATTGTCCACTTATTATGACTTCATCAACTCGCGGCAAACAAACTATCTTGAACCCGCGCTAACCATCCTTGATGAATGCATTATTCGTTCGGCGCTAGGGTCACGGCCTGATGATATCTGGTATGAGTGGTCTAGCTTGTGGCAGATCAGCGACAAGGAACGTGCGGACATTGGCGCGCAACTGGCTAACGCGGCTAAGACGCTGGCCGATGCGGGGATCTTGCCTGCCGAGGTATTAAGCGAGCCTGTAACGCTGGCATTGGTTAACGCGGGCGTATTCCCCGGCCTTGATCAATCGTTAGGTGACTTCCTAGGCGCTGGCGGGGAGATTGACCCTGAGCCTGTGGTCGAGGAATTGCCGCCCGTTGCTGTTGAGCCTAAGCCTGCTGTAAAGGATGAATTGCCAGAGGTTGATCCTGTTGCGAAGATATTGACTGATTACCTAAGCGGGGCAAAATGAATACAATTGAACTCGCTGCCATTATTGCCGTTGCCAAGCGCGAAGTTGAATTGCGCGTTACGGAAAACGGCGCGGTAAAAGGTGATCAAGGTTTAATCGGACCTACGGGCAAGGAAGGCCCACAAGGCCCCAAAGGTGATCGTGGCGAACGTGGCGGCGATGGTCCACAAGGCGCGCAAGGTGTTACCGGCTCTAAGGGCGATAAAGGCGATACTGGACCACAAGGCGAGGCTGGTCAGATCGGCCCCAAAGGCAATGACGGCAACACGCCCGCGCCTGCCGTATCCATCCGTGACGTTTATGTTGATCCTGATGATGGTGACTTGTACGTTGAACTAACCAACTCGCGGCTAATCAATGCGGGCCATGTTAAGGGTGAAGACGGGAAGCCGGGCAAGGATGGCCGCAACGGGTTTACAGGCGGCGGTGGTAGTAGCACGGGTGGCGCGGCATTGCCTGCTGGTGGATCGACTGGGCAGGTATTGGCTAAGGCCAGCAATGCCGATCAAGACGTGTCTTGGCAGACAGTATCGGGCAGCGGTGTTGCGGACGGCGACAAGGGCGATATTACAGTGTCAGGCGGCGGAACGGTCTGGACGATTGACCCCGGCGCTGTTACGCTTGCCGATATGGCAAGCATCGCCACTGCCACGCTGATAGGACGAGCTACGGCTGGCACGGGCGTTCCAGAAGCTCTAACACCCGCGCAAGGTCGAACTGTGCTTGGCTTGGGCACTCTTGCCACGCAATCGGGCACATTCTCCGGCACATCTAGCGGCACTAACACGGGCGATCAAACAACCATTGCCGGGATTACGGGCACCAAGGCGCAGTTTGACGCGGCGGTGACTGATGGCAACATCATGTATATCGGCGATGCACCCACAGCGCACACTCACACGCTCGCGGCCGTCACCGATGTTACAATGACAGTGGCGAACCTGAATACGCTTGATGATGGAGTTGACACAACTCTGCACTTCCACGCTGCAGATCGGGCACGTGCCAACCATACTGGCACACAATCGGCGGCAACGATCACAGGGCTTGCATCTGTGGCAACGTCGGGGTCTGCGGCTGATCTATCGTCGGGCATCCTACCTGCGGCGCGGTTTGACGATACGTCGCACGGGTCGCGCGCTGGTGGCACATTACACGCTGTAGCCGTTGCTGCTGGCGCTGCTGGTTTCATGACTGGCGCGGATAAGACTAAGCTGGACGGTATCGCGACAGGCGCACAGGTCAACGTCGGAACGAACATTGCATATACTGCGGCCACGCGGGCGCTGGCGTCATCGACTGGCACGGGAACCACGTTGCCTATCGTCACAACTGCGGACGCTGGACTAGCCCCGGCGTCGGGTGGCGGCACGACCAACTTCCTGCGCGCGGATGGCACGTGGTCCGCACCTGCTGGGGGCGGTGGCGGCGCTGTGGGTGGGACGGCAACGATTAACTTCGGATCTGGCACAGGATCGGCCACATCGACGGCAACAGTAACTGGACAAGCGGCAATTGGCGCTTCGTCAAGAATTAGGGTATGGTTTATGGCAGTAGCAACGGCTCACCATAATGCCGAGGAACACGGGCTTATATTCCCTACACGTGTAGGATTATCAGCCGGGAATATCGTGGCAGGGGTCGGATTTACGATTTATGCCGAAACAGAATTGCAATTGACGGGCGATGTGTCGGTCTGCTGGGAATGGAGTTAAATCTTGGGAATTAAATTTGAGGGTTTGACAGGCATTACCGCCGAAGTCAACGCCGCCAACCAAATCAAAGTCGTACCTGAAACGGACGCAACCACAGGCGGTGCTAATATCGGCGGTATTCGCAATTTTAGCGAGAACGATCAGGGATTGCTCACCGGAGTTGTATCGCTAAGGTCTCCAGAGGTTGACAGTGACTTTAGATTGCGTGTTTCAACAGATACCATGCTGGACGAGGAATCTTTCAGCTACACCGCGCAAAACACGGGCAAACATAACTTCCAATCGACGACCATGTCAGGGTCTTGGACTGCCGGGCAATTCACAACCAACATCGGGGCAATTACAACTGTTGCAACTGGCGTGCAGCTTTCGACTTATGCATATTTTCCATATGTAGGGTCAAACACGCTTTCCGGTGATTTCGAAGTCGCGTTCTCGCAGCAACCTGCAACAAACTCGTTTATTGAGTTTGGCCTAGGTCTGCCGGGCGGCGCTATTAACGCACCAACTGACGGCGTGTTTTTCCGGCTTAACTCGGCTGGATTGCAGGGTATTGCGTCGAACAACGGCACCGAAACGAGCACGGGCATTTTCCCGCTATCTAACGGAGCGGGCAATTGGGCTTATACCAATAACAAGCGTTATCAATTCATTGTCTACATCGCGGGCGTGGAAGCTGACTTCTGGGTTAACGACGGCACTGGCGTTGTCAAGCTGGGCCGTCTATCCCTCCCTGCGGGGCAATCGCGTATGTCTATGGCGCAGGGATTGCAGGCTTTCCACAAGCATCGGATTGTTGGCGGTGCTGCTTCGGGGTTGCTGCAATCGTTCCTTGGTGCGTACTCGGTACGTCTTGGCGGATCTAACTTTACGCAACTGATGTCAAGCGTCGGCAACCGTATGTATGGCTCTTATCAGGGTCAATCAGGCGGCACTATGGGCAGCTTGGCGCTATACCCCAACTCTGCCAACCCGACTGCGGCTGTACCGACCAACACGACTGCGGCGCTTGGTTCCGGTCTTGGCGGTCAATTTTGGGAAACAGACACACTCGCGGCCACGACTGACGGGATCATTCAATCGTTTCAGGTTCCGGTTGGCACGGCTAACGTCATGGGGCGGCGTTTGGTTATTAGAGGTCTTAAAATCCAAACGTTCTGTCAGACGGTTCTAGTTGGCGGCGGTTATGTCGCGCAATGGTCGCTGGCGTTTGGGCATACGGCTGTATCGCTCGCAACTGCTGAGGGTGCGACATCTAAAGCCCCTCGCCGTGTTGCACTAGGTATTCACGGTGTACCTGCGGCACTCGCGGCAAACTCCACGCTTGGCGATATCACGATGGACTTCGGCGATGCTCCAATCCTAGTTAACCCCGGCGAGTTTATCCAATGCGTCAAAAAGAAAGTCGGAACCGCGCCAACGGCTGGAACGTTAGCTTACACAATCACTTATCTATACGGGTGGGAATAACACATGGCTAAGGTTTTAGTAACATCGGCGGGAACGCAAATTCTAAACGGCGCGCAATCGACTAACACTGTTGTCGTGGTTGGCGCTACTCCAGTCCGGTTCGGAACTGGCACAATCGGCGCAAGGGTGTTTGATGATCTTGCGCCACTTGGCGCGGGTCAATACATTGTTTTCCCGCCTTCTGTTATTGTCACTCTATATGCTCTACCAAATAAAACTCAATCATTTATTTACACTGAGGGCTTCGGCGTATGATTGTATCTAAGGGGGCGAACAACAGGTTATTGTCCAAAAAGGCAATTAAAGGCGGATTTGGCGCGCCACCTGCGCCGCCAGCCGCGCCTATTGTTTCAGGAACAATTGCCGATCAAACAGTATCAACAGGAATAGGGGTAATAACAGTCGAGGCCAGCCCGGCTTTTACTGGTGCAAACATTATCTACACGCTAACCGCGACGGCGACGGGAGTATCAGTTGACGGTATTACGGGAACAGTCTCAATCGACAGGGCAACATCCGTTGCGGGTAGCTACACAATAACAGTCCAAGCATCGAACGCGGGAGGCTTTGTAACTGCAAGTTTTAGCCTAACTGTAACAGGAGCGACTTTAGCTGCTAACTCAATCACTCAAGGCGGCGTGACGTTTGCATTCACTGGTAGCCCGCGCATTGTCGGCAATTCGTTTGATGGCGCGGCTTACATCGTCATCCCTGACGGCGGCAGCGTGTCTATGATTGATCCAACCCCCGCCGTTTCATCTGTAACTCTATCTTCTGTCACATACGCTACGAATGGCGTTTCAGTTAACCCCGGCATTGGTAACGTGTCAGGGTATATCCATCCATTTGATCAGAGAATAGCTTACAACGCTGCCAACCTAGCTACATTTCCGCGCACACTTTATGCAGGCGATATTGTAGTCAAGGCAATTAGCAATCCTACTTTGCCGCAAGCGGACCGCAGAGACGGCGTGATAAATCAATACGCTGTTTGTCACATTATTAATGAAACGCAATTTGCGGCAATGGGGCACCCCATGTCGGAGATGTTGTCTCCCGCGCCGTTTAGCTGGGCATCCCGCACTACTAAAGTTTGGCGTTACGTAAATATGGACGGTTTGTTTGCGCTTCGCCCAAACTTGTCTCTTGCAAGTGTTGCTGGAATGCCCGATATTTCTACCATAGTAACGCGATTTAACCGTTTTAATATCGGGTTAAACGCCACAATTTCAACAACTGAAAGCGGTTATGAAGGTCACTGCTTAAACAACTACGGATCACCGACTGGCGGCAACTACGGTCCTTCCTTGTCAGAGGCTATTCGGATTGTATCTCTTGCCTTCCTTGGCGACACTCCACGATCTACAATTGAGCCTGCAATTCGCAGGTTTGTTGCAATAGGTTCTTGGTGGTTTGACCAAGAAGAGGGCAAAGGTTCCCCGCGAGATGGCGACGGTGGGCATTGGCAATTTCATTTCAACCATATGATTTTTGGACTTCTGGCAACTGGTCGCGCGTCTCGTGTAAATGACATTGCAACAGTCAGCCCTCAAAACCAACTATCTCAATCATTTACAATCACGTCTGCCCATTTGGCGCAGATGGTGTTGCACAACAACACAACATTCCCGTTTACATATCGTCAACGGGCTGTGTCTGCTATTGGTTCAACAACGATTACGGTGGCAACAAACCAATCAGGTGACCCCACTTGGGTAGGTTTTTATGGGCTGGAGTGTCGTAAGGTATCTGACAACACTCTAATTGGCATTGTGTCTACTGGAGCGAATACATCTGGGAACTCTCTTGTTGTTCAACTAGATAGAACAGTTGTCGGCCTTACCACTTCTGAACTTGTTTACTTTCCTGCCCCGTCATCTTGGTATCCGTTAAACTCGCAAGGTTGGGTCATTACAGGTGACGTGATCGGCGGATCGTTTAGGAACTGGAACCCATCTACCAAGTCAACCTATTGGGCACCTAACTGCTGGGCTGCTGACGCAATGCTGATAAGAGGTCTTGGGCTATACTCCACGCAATTTTCTGCGTTTGAGGGCTTGGTTAAGCGCATGGCTTATGACCAGTTGCCTACAGCGATGATAGGGAAGGGCGGAACTATTCCAATGTTCTCGCCATTTCCTGTTGTCACTACGGACAGCACTGAAAACGGCTATCAATCTGGACACGGGCAATATGTAAAGAACTTCTGGGACGTTCATAGCGGCACACTAAGTTTGTCTAGCGCGCCTGTTGTTCAAACCGTAACACTTAGCGCCCCTACTTTTACGGATCGGTTCATCGCGCCTCACTTGGGGTCTACTGGCCGCGCCTATGGGATTGTGCCTATTAGTGGGAATGGAACTGTTGGGGCTATTATTCAAGCCCGCGCTTATGATCAACAGTTTGCAGGGGCTAACACAACAGATTGGCAGACAGTTGCGACTGTTGGAGCAGGTGGCACTTGGTCAGCCCAATGGCAATGCCCTATGACGCCATTCTGGGGATTTGTCGAGGTTCGGGTAACAGGACTTGATGGCACAATTCAACGTGGTAATGTTAGGTTTGCGGTTGGCTTGATATTCTTGACCGACGGACAATCAGAGTTATCTACTGGGTTCTCTGACTTTTATACCGCACTTGCTTCGCGTCCTACTGTTGCTGCTCCCGGCGATTGCTTCATCGCTACGCATGGCGATAAGCAAGATGGTGAGTGGGTGGATGAATTGGCATATGGTTTTGAAAGCGGGCTACCCGCGCACATATCCAATCATATGCATTCCACATACCCTAACATAAAATCAGCAATTGGGTATCCTGCACGGGCCGGAACTGGCCCAGATCAAGTTGTCGATGACAGTCTTCCGGGACGCTTATGGGCCGACAATATGCGTATTTTTAACGCAATTACTCGAAATGGCGCGGTCAAACCTTCGATACTATGCTTGCTCTGGACTGGAAACCCAACTAGCTTTGGCAACAATTACGGAAAATTCTTTTCTGAAATTATGACACAGAAAAGAATGAATGGAACTTCATTTACATTGCCTAATGTAGCTGAAGCCACTAAATCAAGTGGGGTAACTGTCAATTTAGATCATACATATGCAGAGCAATTTGGAGATTGGTCAGATAGTAAACTTGTAAACGGAACACTCGCCCCGCCCCATAGCTATTATTCAAACTACATTCTCCTTATGCAGGCTTGGATAAAAGCTAGGGCAGATATGCCTCACTTTGCTGCAATAACAGATAACAATTCATTCTTTATGTTAGCCCCTCATTCTAGAGGGCGCAATGAGGGTGGTGGGGTTGCTGGCGACCAACTGCACCCGTCTCCGCAGGGGTTTGCAGGGCTAGACGGTGGCATTAGGGTGCATAGATCATTGCTTGATGCATGTCTAAGAACTCAAGGGCTGATTACACAAATTCAGCCTGTTCCTAATAACTGGGTTGTTGATCCTGCTGGCGCATACGCGGAATTGGGTGTTACAGGCTACACGCTTCGCAATCTATGGGATATCCGTGGCGAAACGCGACCCGCCGCAATGCGGAAAGCAATTGGCGTCTCTGTGAACGGATCAATCCCTTATGATGCAGACTATGTTGGTGGAAAGCTAAGAGTATATTCAGCGCCGGGTGTTCCATTTAATGGGTTGGATTATTTTTCAATCGACACTAATAATAAAAACATGTCTGCTAGGGGGGTTCCTGACGAAGACGTTCTTAACCAATATTGGAAAGCGTTTCCGCATATTGTCCCAACTGGGGGAACAACTCTTGATGCAATACCAATTGACCTGACATCGACGTCAATAACTCTTATGGCAAATAACCTTATTGCCCCATTGCCTATTTTACGCAATCAATCAGCCAGTGACGGATCGTATACTGCTTCAAGCATTACACCTGCCGAAGGAACTAAAATGGTTATCGCTGGTAGGTTTAATTCCATATCTTCCATTGATGCATCAAGGTTTATAGAGCTAGCTGGCCTGAACCCTTGCGATATCTATGTGAATGGCGCGTCCAACACATTGCAAGTAAGAGTGAGAAACGGATCAACAGTTTTGTTCCAAGCGACTTACCCATTGAATAAAGCGGCTGTTAAAAATCACATTGTCACAGTTGACGCGACAACTCGAACAGTTAAGGCATACGAACTCGATGGCAACGAGGTTTTAGGTTCTGTCGTTCCTTTAACACCAACTCTGGTTACAACGGCTTGGACATCTGCAATCTACAGTTTTAACGCTGGGCAAGTTAGACTCTTTAACTCGTCCGCATTTAACAGGTCACTAGCGGCAACTAGCGTAGGGCAGATTGTTATTGCTGTGGAAAATGTCATTGCATCGGATACTGACGTGGCCAACGGTGCGTCTATTGTTGATTTGGGAGGCGTTAACGAACAAGTCGACATTCAAACTCTTTCTAAGAAAATGCGCGACGGCGGAACAACTGCTTACAACGGTCGCGCCCAAGTTGTAATCGGCGATCAAACTACACTAGCAAACTGGAACTCAACTGGCGCGTTTAACACGGGGACTGGACCTAATACAGGCTGGACTCGATCAGGAACATTCACCTAATTTGCAAACGCACCGCAAAACTAGCATAATGACAGCAACTGAATTTAGGGCTTGACAAATGGCACTTATTGTTAAAACGAACATGAACTCTACCGCCGCTGTCAACGTGGTTTCGACCACAATGACCGCAAGTGATACTTTTGTTTATGACCCATCAAAGCGCGCATTCCTCGAACTCCGCAACCCAACTGGCGGCGTGTTATCGCCCGTCATCGTGGGTTCAACTAACGTCGCCGTCCCAGTGTCTGGTTATGGCCTAGCGCCTGTAGCGGGCGGATACACTGGCATCGGCGGTATTCCTGCCACGACTGGCCGGGTTTGCATTGAACTTGCGTCAATTGCGCAATGGCTAAACGGCACAATCACCGTCACGGGCGGCACGGGTCTTATCGCAACAATTTATGAGTTTTGATGATGATTAAATTCCAAGATCGGGCAACAATCGGCGCGACTAAGGACACCCAAGACGGGTATCTTATTGCCACGTCAAAAGTGGCCCGCACTGGTATTCAAATCTACCGCGCGGATGAAGTCGGCCTAATGGGTTCCGGTTCTGTGCGTGTTTACCGCCCCGAAAGCGAAGTATTCAGCAAGGACGCACTTGCATCGTTGCAACACGCGCCTGTCACTCTGAACCATCCTAAAGAGTTGGTTACATCGGATAACTGGGCGCAACTAGCAAAAGGCGAGGTATCAACCGACATTCTTCGCGATGGTGACTACCTCGCCGCGTCCCTGATCATTAAAGACACTGACGCCACAACGTCGGCAAAGACAACACATAGGGAAATCAGTCTAGGATACACCGCTCACATCACGATGCAGGACGGTGTGACGGATCGAGGCGAGCAATACGACGCGATCATGACTGAATTCAACTACAACCACTTGGCATTGGTTCCAAAAGGCCGCGCCGGGGATAAAGCCCGCATTGGTGACAGTGCGATTAACTGGGGCGCGAGCCCTGTAACCACGAAGGGGCCAGAAATGGACTTTAAGTCGCTGGTGTTCGGGGATAAAGCCATTAACGTGGCCGTCACCGATGCCGATAAACTCACGGCATATATTGCCGATAAAGATACGGAAGTCGGATCGTTGAAAGCCGAGTTGGCAATCAAAGATGCGGAATTAAAGTCGTTTAAGGACGCTGCCGCCGCCGCTATTGCGGAAGAGTTGGCTGTAGCAACTGCCGCGCTAAAAGCCAATCCCTTGTTTGGTGATGAAGCTATTAGCAATGCGTCCTCGGTTGAAATCATCACGATGCACAAAACAGTGCAGCGTCTGGCTGACACCGCATCCGCCGCCAAAGACGACACCGCGCGGAAAACCATTGCCGATATGAAGGCGAAAACGATTGTAACTGACAACGGGCAAGCCGCATACCGCGCCCGCTTGGAAAACGCTTGGAAGGGTGAATAATGCCTAACGTTCAACTATCTTACACCGAAAACATGACCGCAGGCCGTGTTGGCCAGATCGTCAATGAGGAACCATCGACGCTTATTTCTCGCGAAGTCCAGACCGCCGCAATTACTTTCGGTAAAGTGGTTCGTCAAGGAACCGCTGATCGGCAAGTCGTGGCCGCAACCGCCGCAAGCGACGTTTATCGCGGCATTACCGTGCGTGATCGTTCCGTAAACCCTGCGACACCAGAGGGCTGGGCAGTCAATGATACTTGCCGCGTCATGACTAAGGGCGTCATCTGGGTGACTGCTGGCGCTACTGTGGCCGCTGGTGCGCAAGCATACATGGTCGTCGGCACTGGCCAAGCTGGCAACTTCACGTCGTCCGCTGCTTCAAACCTAATCATTCCTAACGCGATCTTCGAAAGCTCCGGCACTGTCGGCACTCTCGTTCGTCTTCGCTTGAACTAAGGATTAACTAAATGCCAATCTTTAACGATCAAACTGCACTGGGGTTTGTCGAAAGCCAAACGTCCTATGTTGAAAAGCTGGTGAACGAAACCGTTTATCCAGATATTCAATACCCCAAACTTATTCCAGTGGATACTTCCGCTGGCGCAATGGCGCAAACCGTCACTTATTATTCTTCGGATAAATTCGGTCGAGCTGAATGGATCAACGGAAACTCTGATGACATTCCGCTGGCCGGGACTGAAATGTCGCAATTCCAAACACCCGTTTACACCGCAGCTATCGGCTACGGGTGGGGATGGGAAGCTGTCCAGCAAGCGCAAGCCTTGGGCATTAACCTACAAGCTGATGATGCCAAAGCCGCACGTCGGGCATACGAAGAAATGGTTGACCGCGTGGCTTTGTCGGGTGATACCGCCAAGGGTTTCCAAGGCATCATGAACTATACGGGCGTTGGAACTGCTAACGTTGCCAATGGCGCTTGGGATGACTTGGTAAACACAACCGCCGATGAAATCCTTGCAGACATTAACAATGCTATTTTGGCAAACGCAACTTCCACGCTGTTTACCTCTATTTCCGACACCTTGCTTTTGTCGTTTGGTAAAATCAACACCTTGGCAACGCGCCGGGTGGGCGACACTACCCAAACTATCCTGAGCTTCCTGCGCGAAAACAACACATACACTGCCATGACCGGTAAGCCACTTAGCATCTTTGGTGTTCGTGGTCTTGAAACTGCTGGCGCTGGTTCGACGCAGCGTATGATTGCTTACCGTAAAGACCCCGGCGTTTTGAAGCTGCATATTCCTATGCCGCATCAATTTATGCCAGTATTTCAAAAGGGGCCTTTGCGTTGGGAGGTTCCGGGTGTGTTCCGGCTTGGCGGCTTGGATATTCGCCGCCCTGCCGAAGTTAAATACCGCGATAACATTTAATCCCCGCGAAACGATACGTCGCTAGCATGGCCGTCCCTTCGGGGGCGGCTTTTTTACATCATCACCATAACGATGACCGCCAACACGGGCCACATTGCAAAAAACAAAACCGTTGCAATGACGTTGATAATAATGATCTTGCGCGGCAATGATCTCAGGTCATTAATCAGATCTTCTAGGTCTGTCATGTTAGTCTCCAATGTGTAATCTCGCCTCTGATAGATTTAATCATTCCCAGTTTTTCTAGGTTTTTCAACCGATAAAACGCTGACATAGAATTGCACTCGACATAGTTTGCGATTGATGCCGTTGTGTCACAACCGTCGCGGATTGCGTCGATGTATTCACAATCAAGTGCAATGGTGCTGGTGCGTTGACCGTCTAGGATGGCTTGGCGGCGCAATGCGTCGGCGTATTCATTTTCGGTGTATTGGCGCGGCGCTGGTAGCTTGTCTTGTGATGGCTGCGGGCGTTTGAACATTGTTAGCATTATTATATCTCCATATGCGTTACGTCTTGCCCACACATCTACACCGCCCCAAATTGCCTGTCAATGCTTTTTTTGATACGATACTATCAAATATAAGGGGTAACGCATGGCACTTATCGTTGAAACAGGGGCAGGCGTTGCTAACGCGGAATGCTATGCAGACGTAACAGCCTGCGCGGCCTATTCTACGGCGTTCTATGGGGCGTCACTGAACGGATCAACCGCTGACAAGGAAGCCGCTATCAGGCGCGCCACAGCCTATCTAAACGGCCTCGCATGGAAAGGCACCCGCACACTCGGGCGCGCTCAATCGCTCGCATGGCCGCGCTCTGGCGTTACCGATTGCGAAAGCCTATCCATCGGCGCAAACGAAATCCCGACTGATCTAATCAATGCGCAACACGAACTTGCCCGCGCTGAATTTCTAACACCCGGCGCGCTAACCCCTTCACTATCCAAAGCGACCGCCACAGTATCCAGCGAGAAAGTGGACGTGATCCAGATCACATACGACACCGACAACCTCACAGGATCAATCGAGGACGCGCGCATCATCGTCACCGCCGCGATGGATAAGATCAAGTGTTATCTATCGTCACCCGTTGGCGCAACTCGCATTGTCGCGGTTGTCGTCTAATGGCGATAAACTATCAGCGGCTTGCAGATACCGCCAAGCGATTGATCACAGATAACGCGCAAGGCACCATTGATATAGGCCGTTCGGTATCAACGCCCGGCGCGCAACCTTGGGATGCTCCAACAATCACCACAACCTACACAACCGTCAAAGGCGTTGTCAGTGGTGTTGCGGCCAAGTTTGTTGATGGTGAAACGGTTATGGCGACTGACTTGCAAGTAATTGCGTATATCGCGGACTACGCTCCATTGCCGGGAGACATCATGCGGATTGACGGCAAGGCGGTTGCTATTATCAGTCAAGAGAAGATCCCCGGCGCTGGTATTATCGCAGCTTGGCGATTTATTGTCAGGGCCTAGTATGGACCTGAAAAAGCTAGTCAAGTCATTTCTAAACGGCACGTCGGACATATCAGATAACGCGCGGCTGGCCGAAATAGAACGTGCCATGCAGATCGGGCCGGAAGAAGTCATTCGCATCATGAATATCGACGTTAATGCTTTCAACGAGTTTCGCGCGGAATTATTGCAGGTTTATGGCAATAGCGGAATTGACACAATCGCGGGTCAAACGTGGCGATATCCAAACGGCGCGCGGGCAGTTGTCCGGTGGAATACATTATCGCCACGCGTTGAAACCTACGCGCGGGAACGTATTGGCGGGCTAATCCAGAATATCACTGAGGAAACCATCGGCAACGTGCGCAATACCATAGCGGACGGTTACGCATTGGGGCGAAGTCGCAATCGAATTGCAACGGATTTAATCGGTCGACTGCAGGACAGCAAGCGGATTGGCGGCGTGATTGGTATTAGTGATCAGCAGCGTGTTTGGGTTAACGGCGGGTTCGTAAAAGACGCAGATGGCGTTCTGATATGGCGCGACGGTATGCGCCAACACTTACGTAATGATCCTAAACGCGCGCTAGAATACACCAAACGCGACCGCCGTTTTGATAAGCTAATCAAGTCCAGTGTTGCAACGGGAAAGCCACTGTCATTGGCGCAGATTGATCGGATAACAGCACAGTATTCTGACAAGCTGTTAAAATCACGCGGGCTAACGATTGCCAGAACTGAGGCGGCGCGGGCAGTCGAAGAAGGTAAATACGAGGCATGGAAACAGGCGTTGGAAAAAACGGGCATTCCTGAACAATTCGTCATCCGCACGTGGAACCATAGGGGGCGCGGCGTTAAGGACAGGCCGTCTCACGTGGCAATGAATGGCAGGAGCGTTCGGGGATTGACGTTTCCATTTGTGTTGAATGACGGCACTGCGATGTTGACCCCGCACGATACGACTTACGGTGCGGGGCCAAATCATGTTATCAACTGCGATTGCGTGGCGGATTACTCGATTGATCGGAAGGGGATTGCTTCATGGCGAGGGTAAACGGCTCCGTAGGCACAACTCGCGGGTTTAGTAACGCGGTCAATAAATGGGCCAAGGAAACAAGCGAAAAGATGGATTTGGTTTATCGCGAGGGGTTAAAAGACTTCCGCGATGAATTGTTGATTAACACGCCGATTGACACGGGTAACTTGCGCGCATCATTACAGACCGCCCCGGCTGGCGGTATAACTGCGGGACCGTATAAAGAATACGGATCGGATTACAATATCGCGGCCAGTAACGCAGTGATTGACGCATCGGTCAAGGGCAGTCGTGTGACGTTCGTATATCGCGCGCCATACGCGCGGCGGTTGGAATACGGTTTTACTGGCATTGATAGCTTAGGGCGAAACTACAATCAGGCGGGCAGGTTTTGGATCAAACATACAAGCGCAAGGTTTGTTTCAATCATGCGGGCGGCGGCAACTAGGATGAAAAACAAATGACACCAAACATCGAAGCGCGTATTTACAAGGCATTGATTGACCGACTCAAAACAATGTCGGGCGGTTATGAAGTTGTAGAGCCGGGGCAGAAATACCCCACGGCGGCAAACACGGCGTTTATAAATGTTGTAGATTTTCGCAGGCCAGTTGATCGTGTTTACGCGGCGTCAACGGCGGATGATTTGCACATGGGCAGCTTGGAATGCGCGGTCATGGTTCCCACGTCTTGGACACATATGCAGTTAATTGGCATTGGAATGTTGATAAAGTCGCATTTCCCGAAGGACTTACGACTTGATGTTTTGCGCATTGATAAGTCCGCAATGATTATGTCATCATATCTTGACGGCGCGTTTGTTAGATTGCCAGTTAGTATTAGCTGGCGGGCTGTGGGTTAATTTGCGTCCATACCCTATAAACGCTATACTGTCAACAGTTAATCTCACGCCCCGTTGCGGGCTAACCAAAGGCAAGCAATATGGCACACGATAGCTATGCAGACGCAAGGTTCTATGTTTCCACAACCGTCCAAGGCGCTGATCTAAACTTGGCAGCGTTCCAAGCCCTAACATACGTCGAGGTTAGTCCAGTCGTAACGCTTCCCGGATTGGGTTTCGAGCGCACGGCCGTTACCCAGATATATGTATTTCCAGCCATTGAGCAGACCGCAGTCGGGTCGCGCAAGATCAAGTCTGGCAGTTTGGTTTGCGGCAACATTCCAGACGATCCGGGCCAAGTTATCCTAAACGCTTTGATCAACACATCGCAAAACCGCGCTTTCCGGCTTGTCCGCAACACCACTAACTCTGCTGGCGCTGTGCAGGTCGAAACAGGTTACACGCGCGGAGTTGTGACTTCCCAAGGCGACGAGGGCGGCGGCGTTGATGACGTTATCCTTGCGACCTACAAAATGGCGTTTAACCAAATCCCGATCTACACGCGCGCTTAATAATAGCTGGAGGGCTATACTATGGACTTGTCTAAAATCGTTGACTACGAGGCCGAATTTCCGGTTCAAATTCTACACCCCAAAACGCGCAAGCCTGTTGGGGTGACTTTCTATCTGCGATCAATGGCGGCAAAGGATATCAAGAAAATTGATCGTCTTGGTCGTAACGAAATGCTAGTCGCAAATAAGAAAGCCAATGATGGTGTATTTGGTATTAGTCCAGAGGCGCTTGATGTTGGCGAAAAGACTGAGCGCGAAAAACTAATCGCTGCTATCAAGCGTTGGGATTGGGGCGATCATTCGTTTGGCGATTTGGGCAAAAATCCAGAATGCACATATGAAAACAAGGCATACGTTCTTGATCATGCCGCTGCGGATTGGTTCTTGGCTGATCTATACGCGGGCGCGGGTGGCATTGCAAATTTTATTCAAGAGCAAACGAACAGTGCATAAACTACGTTAATGTTCACTTAAAATTCGACACTTACGGCATGTCCGGGCTTGCAAATTGCCCGGACGATATGACGGGTCGAGAGATATACACACGGGCAAGGCGCACGGATCAAATACCCAAAAAAGAGCCTGATATCGAGTTTAACTATCTGGTGAATTGGTTTTGGGAATTGCGCAATTATCTAACAGATACAACTAGCGCAATTACTCCGAGTTTAATCTTGGATTGGGTAAAACTACTGGGCGAATTACCTTCGACAGATGATTGTGCTATTCTGTTGTCAATGGATAGCGCCTATCGTAACGCCATAACTACGGCAATCAGCAAACGGAATAAAAAGAATGATTGACGTTGCTCTATTAGGTGTTGCTGCTGAAATGCGCGGAGTTGTGGAAACTGACCGGGCGTTAAAGGTTCTTGGCGAAACAGCTATGAAGACAGAGGGCGCTATTGGTCGGTTTAGCGCCGCTAGTATTGCCGCGTCACAATCTAACATGAAGTCTTGGCAAGGCGCGCACGTGCCTGTGGTGAATTATTCCAATGCTATCAGAAATGCCCGCGCGCCAACTGCGGCTTTTGGCAATGAAATGAAAATATCAGGCATGCACACGGCCAACGTGTTTGCGCAGTTAAACGATATCTTTATGATGATGGCATCGGGTCAATCGCCTATGATGTTAGCCATGCAGCAAGGCACCCAGCTAAACCAAGTATGGGGGCAGATGGGCGGCAAGGTTGGCATGGTCGGTTCGCTGATTAAGGGCGCGTTTATGCAGTTGCTTAATCCGTTGAACCTAGTGACCATTGGCGTAATTGCTGGCGGTGCTGCTTTGTATCAGTATTTCACTGGTGCGGGGGCAGGTGTAAAGACGTTCAAGGAAAACTTGGACGAATTAGAAACCGCCATCAATAATTTGAATGATGTAACTAACATGTATTCAGATGATGGTCTTGCCAAGCTAAAAGAGAAATACGGATCACTAAACGCCCAAGTGCTTGAATTAATCGAAAATCAGAAAATACTTGCACTAGATGAGTCGGCTCGAAAGCTGCAAGCCACGTTGGCGTCTATCGGGTCAGAGCTTGGCGATGGCATGCTGAATACCTCTTATGGCGAGATAGGCCGCGTCTTTGAAACTTCATGGAAAGATGCCCAAATCCTTTATGGGGTAATTGAAGGCATCGGAGAACTAGATAGCTTAGAAAAACAAAAGTTTGTCATTCAAAACCTAACGGACCAGCTATCGATTGCGACTAACGGATTTAGCAAGATGACTGGTGAACAGTCGGCAATGTTTAATTCCCTAGTCAAAGCAAATGCATTAATAATGGAAGTCGAACAATCCACACGAAAAGCCGAAAACGCAGCCATTGATCTAAGTAACGCAGCGCCGGGTTCTGGCTGGATGGCGTCGGCAACAAGCGAAACAAACATGTTGATCGGTAGGCTTATGGCCGCTAAAAACATTACAGATCAAATCAGATCGGCAACAAGCGCAGGTTCGCTTGAATACGGCAAGATACAAAACCGGGGCGAAAGTGGACCTGACGCTGCACAGCGTGGCGCTATGGGCGCTATGCCTAACTTGATGGGCACACTGTCAGGCGTCAGTGGCACAGGCTCTACAAGCTCCTCCGGCGCTTCTGGTGGCGGGTCCGACCCTTACCAAGCTAACCTTGATCGGTTGATGTCGTCGCTAATGACGGAGCGCGAAACCGTTGAAAAATGGTATGCTGACAATGAGGTCATTCTAAACGACCGTCGCGCTATGGAACTGCTGGGCGAGGCTGGTCACAAAGACGCAATGCTTGATCTTGAGCGCCAGTATCATGACAAATTGCGCGGGATTAAAGATGCAAGCGATCAATTCAGCCTCGACAGCACAGCCAGCTTGTTCGGTAATCTTAATTCATTGGCGGGCGGTGGATATTCTGGACTGCTAACCGCGCAACGATCATTCGCTGCGGCATCGGCATTGATCAGCACGTATAAAGGCGCTGCGGACGAATTAGCGCGACCCACGGCAACACCTTGGCAGAAATTCTCGGCAGTTGCCAAAGTCATCGCAACGGGCATGGGGTTTGTTAAGGCGATCAAGAGTGGTGGCAGTGCATCGGGCGGCGGGGGTGGTGCAAGCGGGCCGGGGGCTGCGGCGCAGGCACCTGTAGAGCCTATCCGCACAACTGTTGTGAATTTCCAAGGCGATCCGTTTATGGTGGCAATCGCCAAAAGCGTAACGTCGCAAATGTATGAGGCAAGCGGCAATGGTAGGGTGTTGATTAAACAATGACGCAAGTTGCAATCATGAGTGGATCAACAGACGTAACTGGCGTCAATATCCTGTGGGATAATATCCTTGCGCGCGGGGCTATTTATGCCAATTCGTCGCCATTGGTTGGCCCTGTTGAAAACGTGGCGGACGAGGAAACTTGGGACTTTTGGCAACCTAGCGTCCTTCCCTCGGTGATCGGTGTTGATATGTCATCATCGGTTATGTGTAATTGTGCGGCATTAACCGCGACAGCAAACTTGACTGGTAAAACTGTTCAAGTGCAATACAGCAATGACAACGTGACGTTTACAAATATTGCGATTGTAGTGGCATCCGATAACGATGGTTTATTCATCACGTTTCCTAATACAACCGCTAGATGGTGGTTGATATCCTTTAGCGGTGGCGCTGTTCCGGTCACTGTCGGAATTGCGTATCTTGGTAAAAAACTTGCTATGCCAAACGCGCCATTGTCGGGACATACCGCAATTAATAACGCCAGAAAAACAACGCTGATGAACTCGCAAACAGTATCAGGTCAAAAGCGCAAAAACCGCGTTAAACGAATGGGCATTGAAACAAGTGTCAACTTCGGCTTGGTCGCAACTTCTATTGTAGATGGTGCAGACTTCGTGGCATTTCGCGACCATTACAACAGCGGCGGGGCGTTTTTCTACTGCGGATCACCCCAAGAATGGCCCAAGGATATGGGGTTCTGTTGGCGTCCAGAAAGCGCAGGCGACATTAACCCGACATACGTTGAAGGCGGTGAATTGTCCGAAGTATCCATGGGTATTGTAGCTTATGCCGGGTAATATCGAGCCGTTTGATCAGATAGAAATAGACATTGATTATTGCAGCAGGACGTTTGGTGTTGCGCCATGCACGGCGGCTTTAGGTGGCGTCGTTACGCGCAAATGTTTCAACACCTTCGCGACGTGTAAAGATATCCCTAATTTTAACAAAACATTCATCACCTATAAGTTTTTCACGCCCACGCCTAGCTATCCCAAGAGCGGCACGGTGTTTCCTTATCTGGTGTCAGTGTCGGGCGCGAGTGCTACGGTCAACATAGCTGGCAGCGATGATCGGATGGATGCGCTAGGAACACGTGGCACGGTTTCTGCTAGGTTCACTGACCATCCGTATCATGATCGTTTTATGGATAAATACGCAAACGAGCGCGTTACAGGGGCGGCGGTGCTGGGCGGTGTAGGATATAAGCCAGTCGATAAAGGCACTTTCTGGACCAAGTTTAAGGCGCGCAACCCTAACTATGCGGGCCGTCCTATGCGTAGGGTGTCGGGCTATATTCTAAACGGCGTCGTCACTATTTTATCCACGCGGCATTTTGTCATCAGCGAAATCATCGGTCCGGGTGATGATGGTAGCGTCGAGATTAAAGGCAAGGATATTTTGTTCTTGGCTGATAACGATAAAGCTGTCGCGCCAAAGACAAGCCAAGGGATATTGCTATCGGCGGTAACTGCTGCGGTCGGGCAGGCGTTCACTCTTAATCCGGCGGGCATCGGTTCGGAATATGCGGCTAGCGGGTTTGGCACTATAGGTTCCGAGTTGGTAGCGTTCACTCGGTCGGGCGATGTGGTCACGCTAACGGAACGCGGCGTCAACGGCACTGTGGCGGCGGCGCACGGTATCAATGACGCTTTCCAGCAGTCGTATTCCCCGCGCAGAGTTCGCATTGATATTGCGATTGCGGATCTGCTAATCAACTATGCGGGGATCAATCCGGCGTTTATATCAACGGCGGTATGGGCGGCTGAGGTGTCACGATGGGCACCCACATTGACCGTCACAACCGACATTCTAAAGCCGGAAGGGGTTAGCAGGCTCATCGGTGAATTGGCGGTGTTGGGTATTAGTATCTGGTGGGATGATGTCACCCAAAAGATTGGGCTAAAGATCAACAGGCCACCAGATACCGACGTTGTGAAATCAATTTCAGACCGCAACAATATCTTATCAATATCGCAAGAGGACCGCGACGAGGATCGATTGACCGAGGTTGTATTTTACACCCGCGTTATCAATCCAACGCAATCAACAACGGATGAAAAGAATTACTATGCGGGCTCAAAGCTCATTGATGTCAACGCTAAGTCTCCAAACAGTTACGGCGATACTAAGATAAAGACAATTCATTGCCGCTGGTTAAATCACGGCGATGACGCGTTGGTAAAAATCATGTCTAAGCGGTTATTGAATAGATTTAACAAGCAGCCCGTGCAATATGAAATAACTGTTGATATTGAGGACGACACCGAACTCACTGAGGTTATTAGCGCCACGTCAACGGTCATAACGGATGACGACGGCGGCGGTCGGTCGCAGCTTATGCAGATTATTAAGCGCGAGGAAGTTATAAACGGCCATAGCGTTAAACTGACAGCGCAGTCATTTGCGTTTAATCAGCGTTACGGGTATATTACAGACAACGCGCGCCCTACATATTCCGCAAGTAGCGCGGCGCAAAAAAACAGAGGTGCTTACATGGTTGGACCTAGCTTAGTATTTGGTGACTTTCTCGGCGCGTATAGGTTTATCTAATGGCGACTTATGTTCCAATCCTTGACACGCAATTAGACCCGGATGCGCCGCTAACCTCGCAGCTTATGTATCAGTTGCGGGATAATCTGCTGGCTGTGGCGGAAAGTGACACGACTGTGCCTGCCGCGTATCAGATCGGCCATAGGCTACTTGGAACCATGACAACCACAAGCGGCACGACTGTTACGCTGTCGGGGCTGGTGTTGACGCCTTATCGGTTTTTGAGGGCTACGTTTAACGGCGTTTCATACTCTGGCGCTGGAAACCCTAATATACTTTTTGCAGGCGCTACGGTAATTGCCACTGTCGGTAGTGGAGATACTTTTTACGGGCATGTTATGATTGATTTGTCCAACGGCATTGGATATTCTAGCGCCGGAAATGTTACGACATTCCCCGGAAATGCTACATACTCTGGGCAAGCTATTAGAACCTCACTGTCCACTGCATCGACTTCCGTAAGCGTTTCATGCGCCAACGCTTTCGACGCCGGATCAATCCGCGTATATGGGGTGCAATGATGGGAACGGAAATCATCATCAACGCCACAACGGGCGAAGTCACAACGCGGGAATACACTGACCCCCCATTTGATATCATAGCGTGGAGGACAACCCTACAATGCACACCAGCGCAAATGCGGCTGACACTACATCGCGCGGGGCTACTCGCAACCGTGCAAGCAATCGCAGACAGTGACCCAGAAGCTAAAATCCTGTGGGAATACGCAACAACCATTATTCGCAACTCCCCATTTATCGATGCGCTGGGGTCGGCATCATTTACCCCCAAGCAAATCGACGATCTATTCATAGCGGCAATGGCAACATGACGCTACTAAGCCCCGATGACTTCAAAGACCGCCCATACGTCGCTGGCCTCAATCAAATAGGCCATGCCGTGCTAGGTGGCGCTTTCATGGTCATTGCGTCCCTATTCATGCCACTAATCCCCGCAACAATCCTTGTCGGGCTGGGCATCATCGCTTGGGAAGCCTATCAACTCAAGCGCATGGCCGGGCTAAAGTCTGATTACTGGGGCGATCTATTATTCTGGGCCATTGGCGTATTTGGCTTTTCATTCAATCCATTCTTGCCATTTATCGCAATCGCAGGCGGCGCATGGATGATCTACATGGGCGCTCTAAAATGACCGATACAGAAATCGATTGGCGTCTATCAGACAAGCGACATTCAATCCAACGCTATCGCCCCGTATTTATGATGTTTCAAATCGGCCTGTTGATCGTCGGTTCTCTATTCTGGATCAACGCCAAGACATACGATCAAGGTTTCAGCGCAGAAATATACGGCACATTCGCCCTACAATTCCCTGCCGAAATGTGGGCCGCAATCATGATGGCAGGATCCGCAATTACATGGCTGGGCCTAATAAAGCCAATCCGTCACAAGACAATTATCACAGGATCATTGATTAACGCCTTACAATTCGCCGCACTAAGCTATTCCGCCGCGTTTACTGGTGGGGAATTCGTCATTGCCGTTTTTGCAAGTATTATATTCATGACCCCCCATATTTGGCTTGCAGTCGAGGCGATGTTAGATTGACTATCGAGGACCTGATTAAAATTGCATCTACCTACGGTTTTCCAACTGCGATTGCGCTGTTTTTATATCTTGAAAAACAGAAAGCAAAAATAGAGGAAAAACCATCAGGTGTAATCATTAGCAAGCTAGACGCTATAGAAAAGAAAGTGGACAAGCTAGAGGATGTGCCAGTCAGGCTTGCCATTGTTGAAACAAAGATCGAAGGTTTGAAATGAATAAGACAGCTTTTTATGACGCAATCAGGCCCATTTTTCCAAACGGAATTAGCGGCGTGCAATTCAAAGTCATCGACGCAATCCTTGATCAAGCAGACGAAAAACAGCTATCCAACGCAAGCCTTGCATATATCCTTGCAACAGCTTGGGGCGAGGCTAAATTCACGCCATGCCGCGAGAATATGAACTACACCGCGCAAGGCATCAAGAACACATGGCGCACACGTCCAGAGGCCGTGCAGTTTGCCAAGAAGCCCCAAGAGTTGGCCAATTCAGTCTACGGCGACCGCATGGGCAACAAGGCAGGAACGAATGACGGTTGGCTATATCGTGGCGGCG